GTTCTCTCGGAAAAAGAACTCAATATTATCTCTCTCGATCTTATTGGGCTGTATACCTCAGACAAAGAAAGCAGGTCAGACTGGGAAAGGGCTTATATCGACGGCTTGGATCTTCTTGGTTTAAAGCATGAAGACAGAACTGTCCCTTGGGATGGTGCCTGTGGTGTCTTCCATCCCCTCCTGACTGAGTCTGTTATTAAATTTCAGTCTCAGGCAATACAGGAAATTTTCCCGGCTAGTGGCCCCGTTAAGACATCTATTATTGGGCAAATAGATGACGAGAAGGAAAAGCAGGCCCACCGAGTTCAGAACTACCTGAACTATCTCCTGACAGAAAAAATGACGGAATATCGCAGCGAAACAGAGAAGATGTTGTTTTCTCTGCCGCTGGCGGGGAGTGCGTTTAGAAAGGTTTACTATGATTCGAGTATGGGCAGACCTTGCAGTATGTTTGTTCCTGCTGAGGATTTTGTTGTTAGCTACGGGGCATCCGATCTTGTTACCTGTGAACGTGCAACCCATGTTATGCGGAGAAGTGTTAACGAGGTAAGGAAGTTGCAGGTCTCCGGGTTCTATCGAGACATGGATTTACCTGCTTCAAGCCCAAATATTGACCGTATTGAGGAAAAATACAACAAGCTTACTGGTGATTCCAGCAGCTATGACTACGACTCAAGGCATACAATCCTTGAGATACAGGTTAATCTGGATCTTCCCGGCTTTGAAGACAAAGACGGGGGTGAGCCAACAGGAATTCAGCTGCCTTATGTTGTCAGCATAGATTTATCTTCTCGTCTTGTTTTGGCTGTTCGCCGTAATTGGTATGAAGGCGACGAGCTTAAATTAAAACGTGAGCATTTTGTCCATTACCAGTACATGCCCGGGCTGGGCTTCTATGGATTTGGGTTAATCCACATGATTGGAGGGCTTGCCAAGTCGGCAACCTCATTATTAAGACAACTAGTGGATGCTGGCACCTTATCTAACCTCCCCGGAGGACTAAAAGCCAGAGGATTAAGGATTAAGGGCGACGATACCCCGATTATGCCCGGAGAATTCCGGGACGTAGACGTCCCCGGCGGTACAATCAAGGATAATATCTCATTTTTGCCTTATAAAGAGCCGAGCAACGTCCTTTATCAGCTAATGGGAGACATTGTAGAGGAAGGCAGGCGATTTGCGTCTGCTGCCGACGTAAAGGCTGCGGATATGAACGCAGAAGCGCCTGTTGGCACCACTTTGGCAATTTTAGAGCGTTCAATGAAGGTTATGAGCGCGGTTCAGGCCCGATTACACTCCTCTATGAGGGTGGAATTACGCATTTTAAGCCAAGTTGTTCATGATTTTGGGCCAGAAGAGTACCCCTACGCGACCAAAGGGGAGCAAGTCGTTAGTTCTGACTTTGATGACTCGGTAGATATCATTCCTGTCAGCGATCCTAATGCCGGAACGATGGCGCAGAGGATTATGCAGTACCAAGCGGCGTTACAATTGGCCGCCCAAGCCCCAGAAATGTACGATATGCCGCTATTACACCGGCAAATGCTGGATATTCTGGGCATTCAGGACGCAGAGAAGATTGTTCCCAACGAATCTGACGTTAAACCAACAGATCCGGTCAGTGAGAACATGAATATCATTAACGGCAAGCCTGTTAAGGCGTTTATTTATCAGGATCATGAGGCCCACATCCAGACTCATATGGCATTACCTGAAAATCCGAAAGTTATGGAGGTCATGCAGAAAAGCCCGAACGCAAAAACCGCAATGGCCGAAATGGCAGCGCATGTTCAGGAACACTTGGCCTTTCAATACAGAATGCAGATTGAAAAAGAACTGGGTGTCCCGTTACCTGCCCCAGATGAAACGCTGCCAGAAGATATTGAATACAGAATATCAAGGCTTGTTGCCCCCGCAGCGGCCCAGCTCTCTGGGAAAGCGGCCCAAGAACAACAGATGGCGCAACAGCAAGAGCAGATGCAAGATCCTATTATTCAAATGCGCCAGAAGGAACTTGAGCTGAAGCAGGCAGACATACAGCGCAAAGCAGAAGCGGAGATGGCTAAAATCCAGCTTGATATGCAAAAAGCAATGGCTAAAGCGCAGTTTGACCAACAGAAGCTGGAGCAGGATGGTCAGCTAGAAGTAGCCAAGCTTGGGGTGAGGGTAGCAGAAACAAATACTAAAGAAGAACTAGAAGCGGCCCGTATAGCCTCCCACAAACAAGTGGCCGGGGCCAAGATAGGAATTGATATCGCAAAACAGATGACAGATAAATGACAAAAGAATTAGATATACTTGCTGTTAATGGTATTTTTGACTATTTAAGGTCAAATATTCGTGATCAGATGAACGAGCTAAGTGATCATCTCAGCGACGGGGGTTGCAAAGACTATTCAGATTATACAAAATGCTGCGGAATTATACAGGGTTTGGCCCTAGCTGAGAGAGAAATACTCGATGCAAAAGATAAATATGAGAAGCTTTAATAGTAAAGCAGCTAGATTTTTTAGATGTGTGAAATGACTCTGGGCATTTTCCCAGTGCAATGACTCTAGGCATTACCTAGTGCAAAACGACTTTGGGCGTTTCCCAATGCAAGGAGGAAAAGTGAGCGAACTAGCTAAGCTTCCAGAGCAAAGCGAAGAAGATGATGCTCAATACGCGAGCCAATTACCAAGCCCTCGGGGCTATAAGATATTGATCGCGCTTCCAGACCCAGACAGGGCGTATGATGGTGGCATACTGAAAACTACCAAGACTGTTCAGGATGAAGAAGTTGGGTCGATTGTGGGGATGGTTCTCGAAATGGGAGCCGATTGCTACAACGACCTAAAACGATTCCCCTCTGGGCCTTTCTGTAAAAAAGGCGACTGGATACTTATGAGGTCTTATTCTGGAACCAGATTCAGGGTTCAGGGAAAAGAGTTTAGGCTTATCAACGATGATAGCGTTGAGGCCGTAGTGGAAGACCCAAGGGGGGTTGTTAAAGCATGAATGAAGCAGAAGAAAGAGATAGCGATCTTTACCAAAAACCCACCAGCGCAGAAGATAAGTTTTTTGGCGTTAAAACGGTTGTGGAAAAGAAAAAGCCTGTTGTTAAAGAAGATTCAGATATTGAGGTAGAGGTTATTGAGGAGCGCCCTGCAAAAAAGAAGGGGCCAGCAAGAGCTAAAGGCTCAGATCCTGATGAAGCTGAAGACGAAGAACTTGGCCGGTATTCTGAAAGAGTTCAAAAAAGGCTAAATAAGTTAAAGTTTGACTATCATGAAGAGAGAAGGCAAAAAGAAACCGCCGAGCAAATGCGCGAAGAGGCGGTTGCTGTTGCTCAGCAATTTGCGACTAAAACCAAAGAACAGGAAGCTCTTATTGCAAGAGGTGAATCGGCTTTAGTTGACCAGATAAAAGAGCGAGCCCAAGTGTCTTTGCAAAGTGCCGAGAACGCCTATCGTCAAGCTTACGAAGAAGGCGACACTGATAAGATTATCAGCACCCAGCAAAAGATGAACAAGTCTCAGACAGAGCTTCATGATATAGATCGCTATAAAACCAGCATGGATCAGCAGGCTCAAAATCAGCGGGCTTATCAGGAGCAAAACTACCAGCAGGAGATTGCCAGAAGGGCGGCTCAAAATGTAGCCTACCAACAACAGCAAGCCCCGCAGGTAACCCCACAGGCACAAGAGTGGGCAGAAAAGAATGATTGGTTCATGAAAGAGGGTCATGAGGAAATGACAGCCCTTGCTTATGGATCACATACAGCAGCGGTGAGACAGGGCATGGCCCCGTCCACCGAGGAATATTTTTCTTATATAGATGATAGTATGAGAAATGCTTTTCCAGATTACGGCTGGGTGGATAATGGCGGCCAAAATAGCCGTGGTGAATCCGTGACACACAGTCGGCCTTCGTCGGTGGTGGCACCCTCCTCTAGGAGCAATGGTGCCAAACCGCGCTCAGTACGGTTAGAGCCATCCGAAGTCTCTCTCGCTAAGAGGCTTGGGATAACTAATAAGCAATATGCCGATCAACGACTCTTGCTTGAAAGGAGAACGAATGATGGCTAAAGAGCGCACTCCAAGAGAAAACGAAATGCGAGGAATGGGAGAGTGGTTGCCTAGCGACGACTGGGTGCCTGCCTCTATCTTGCCAGTCCCCCATAAAATAGAGGGTTGGACTCATAGGTGGGTCAGGACTAGAGTATTAGGTCACTCTGACAACATTAATGTCTCAAAGATGATGAGAGAGGGTTGGGAGCCATGTAAGTTTGACGACTACCCCGAAATGAAGCTAATAAGCTCAGATATCGATTCAAAATTTGTAGGCAATGTTGAGATTGGCGGCTTGTTACTCTGTAAAGCACCAGAAGAGAAAATTGCTGCTAGAACGAGACACTTCCAAAAAGTTGCAGCAGATCAAATGGAATCTGTAGACAACAATTTCTTGCGTGAAAATGACCCTCGTATGCCTCTCATGAAACCCGAGAGAAATACGAGAACAACCTTTGGCAGAAATTAACTTTGTTTTTACGGGGTTGATTTCTAATTAGTAAGGAGGCCAATTATGGCTACCACTGCAACCCCAACGGGGGCAGAACCTACTGATACTCTTAGCGCGAGCGGTTCCTTTACAGGCAAGGTTCGTCATATTAAGATTGCAAGTGCTTATGATACTGCAATATTTTACGGAGATTTCGTACAAATAGTTTCATCAGGCACAGTAGAGAAAGCAGCAGTAACAACATCTGTTGCTGCTGGCATTGTTGGTATCTTTGTAGGTTGTACCTACACCGATCCAAACTCTAGCCAAATGACGTTTAGTCAACAATGGACAGCCAGTACAGTGGCTTCAGACGCTTATGCGTATGTTGTTGATGATCCTAAACTGTTATTTCGCATGCAAGCTGACGAAGCAATTGCCCAAACTGGACTTGGAAACAATGTCTCAGCGGTAAGCACAGCAGGTTCAACATCCATCGGTCGAAGCAAAAACGCCCTTGACGGGAGTTCTGTTGCTACGACTAATTCACTACCACTCCGTATCGTTGATTTCGTAGACGGGCCGACCAGCACTGTAGGTGATACCTACACTGACTGTATCGTAACCTATCTTCCGTTAAGTCACGCTTACGAAACTAAACTCGGTGTTTAAGGAGCAATAAGCAATGGCTATCTCAAGAGCGCAAATGCTGAAAGAACTCCTGCCGGGACTTAACGCCCTGTTTGGTTTGGAGTATGAAAAATATCAGGACGAACATGAGCTTATTTATGAAACAGAAAGCTCTGATCGTTCCTTTGAGGAAGAAGTGAAGCTGTCTGGTTTTGCTGCTGCCCCTGTCAAAAACGAAGGCGCTGCCATTAGTTATGACTCGGCACAGGAATCCTTCACGGCTCGTTATAATCATGAGACAATTGCGATGGGCTTCTCTATCACCGAGGAAGCCATGGAAGATAACTTGTACGACTCATTGTCTGCACGTTATACCAAAGCACTTGCTCGGGCTATGGCGTACACCAAGCAAGTTAAGGCGGCTTACCCTCTTAACAATGGTTTCACCAATTCTTATCAGTCTGGTGACGGAGTAAATCTGTTCACTGCATCTGGTGATGGTGTGACTGGCGGGGATGGACACCCGTTAGTTAATGGTGGTAAAAATGACAACCGTCCTGCTACAGCAGCAGACTTAAACGAGACATCTTTAGAGAATGCAATTATTGCAATTGCTGCCTTCACTGATGAGCGTGGTTTGCTGATTGCGGCCCAGCCAACTCGGCTGATTGTCCCCCCTGCGTTGATGTTTACGGCAGATCGTCTGCTTGAGACTACCCAACGTGTAGGGACAGCAGATAATGACATTAACGCTATCCGAAACATGGGAGCAATCCCAGAAGGATATTCGGTTAACCATTATCTGACAGATAGTAACGCTTTCTATCTGATGACCGATGTGCCTAACGGGCTCAAGCACTTTGATAGAACTCCTTTGGAGACTTCTATGGATGGAGACTTTGATACTGGAAACGTGCGCTATAAAGCGCGAGAGCGTTACAGTTTTGGTGTTTCTGATCCTCTGGGAATCTACGGATCGCCCGGATCTAGTTAGGTGCTAAATATTTAAAGGGGGCTCTGCCCCCTTTTTATTTATTTAAAGTTCAATTAAACTCAAAAACCTGAGACTAATTAGCCCTAGCGACTGGCTCAGCAGACGCTTACGGAGACTCTAGGGCGAAACCTTTCGTAAGGAGGAACCACAATGGCTCAGTCAACTTTCGCTGGCCCCATCAGATCGCTTGCTGGTCTCATCAGCGCAGGATATAGTGGTGTTGTTAGTTTAACAGCTGACACTACAATCACTGTCGCTGCTCACGCGGGTAGACCGCTTCTTTGCAATGATGCCGATGGCGTATTTACGCTCCCCAGTATTGTTGTTACAGAACCCACCGATAAAGGTGACCCTAACCAGTTAGCAAACTTAGGCGCTCAGTTCACTTTTATAGTAGTTACTGCGGCAACTGATATGGACATCAAAACAGATGGCACTGATAAATTTGTTGGTGGTTCATACACCGGCATTGATGACAGCGCAGCCGGGAAAACTTTTATCTCCGGCGCGGCCAATGATGTGATTACCCAGAACGGAACTACCCAAGGTGGTTTGGCTGGGAGCATTATCCGTATTACTGCTATCGCCAGTGCTAAATATCATGTTGAAGGACAACTGCTAGGTTCAGGCACTTTAGTGACTCCTTTTGCTGACGCTTAATATCAGTTAACCAAGGAGATGAATCATGGCAGACGCAGTAGCAACTCAGGTTATTCAGCAAGATGGGAAAACCGCTATTTACAGATTTACTAATGTAAGTGACGGAACCGGAGAATCGGCGGTTGTAAAAATAGATGTATCTGGCTTAGCTAAAGATCCAATGACAGGCAAGTCATGTTCGTCGGTAGTCATTCAAAAAATTTATTACGCCACTATTGGTATGGGTGTAAAGATATTATTTGATGCAACTACTGATGTTCTGGCTTGGCAGTTAAATGCGGATTGGGCGGATACATTAGATTTTACTGACTTCACGGGCATTCCAAACAATGCAGGCTCCGGTGTTACAGGCGA